TAATCTTCCCAATCAATTCCATAATAATCTACCCATTTTTGAACTCTAGAAGGATGAAACACTTTCATAACCAATTCTTCCTTAAATTTGGATGTGCGTTCCTTAGATTTCCGCTTCATACTACAAATCGGAAACACGTATTTTTCCATTAGATTAGAAGATAACTCCCAATAATTCCAATTTTTATCTGGATTTGCTTTCACGATATCCCATGTTATATTTGGATTTTTAGATAACCAAGTATACATCCAATCCTCATCTGAATTTGCCTGTACGATGTCCCACGTAATATTTGGATTATAAGATAAATAAACATAATTCCAAGGTATATCTGGATTTGCTTGGACGATTTCCCATGTAATATTTGGGTTTAGACATAGATAACCATAATCCCAATGTTTATCTGGATTTGCTTTCACGATATCCCAAGTGATATTAGGATTTAGAGATAAATAGCTATAATTCCAAGGTTTATCAGGGTTTGCTTGTACTATGTCCCATGTAATGTTGGGATTCATGGATAACCCGTAATAACTCCAGTCTTTATCTGGATTTGCTTTCACAATATCCCATGTTATGTTTGGATTTCCAGATAACAAACTATACCTCCAATGTTTATCTGGATTTGCTTGTATGATGTCCCATGTAATATTTCGATTTGCTGATAACCCCCAATAATAACTCCAATTTTTATCCGGATTTGCTTGTACGATTTCCCATGTAATATTTGGATTCCAAGATAACGTTGGATAATCCCAAGGTTTATCTGGGTTTGCTTGTACGATTTCCCATGTTATGTTTGGATTATAAGATAAACAAGTATAATCCCATTCTTTATCAGGATTATCTTTCACAATATCCCATGTAATATTGGGATTTTTAGATAAATAATCATAACACCAATCTTCATCCGGATTATCTAGAATGAATTGAAACCACGTAGAGGTAAACGTCATTTTTGATGATAAAAAAATGTTTTAATCATTAATCAATTTTTATTTCTTTCTACGCCTTCTTTGACGACTTAGTAGCCTTGACAGCCTTGGCAGCGTTTGTCTTAATGACCTTAGGCACAGTCTTCCACTCACTTGGCATCTTTGCTAGCCAGTCAGCATCAGTAATGCCCTTGGGATGGAACTCTAGAAACAGAGTACACTCCCAAGTCCGAATGTTCTTGTTTTCGCCAAAACCCTCTGTGCTGTTGTCCGTGGGACGGAACTTCTTCACAATGGTAAAGTTGCTTCCAAAGAGTTCAGCAAGCTTGTAGCGGATATCAGTCCACTCATAGACCCAGTGCTTAGGTGCGGGATCCTCTTGGCGAGTAATCTCCTCCCCAGCCTCGTTCTTCTCCGTGATAGTAGGAGGCTCCGCAAGAGGCTGGCACAGCTCATGGTAGCCGAGACGGATCGCCGCATCACGGTAAGTCTCACCCGTCTTGAATTCCTTCTTACCACCGAGCGACTTGCTCTTCTTGTCTCCAAAGTTGGTCATATAGTAGGTGAAGAACGGAGCTTGAATGTGCTCAGCACGCATTGCAACACCCTTGCGGATCTTGTAAGCGAGATCATCCTTTGCCAGCACCTCACGACCATCACGTAGAGTGATAGTAGAGTTCATGTACTCCTTGATCTCGTCCAAGAAGGACTGTTCATATCGCTTGAAATACTCTTGTGCCTTGTTGTGATCATTCTTCTCGCTGTATTCAGACACGAGATCCTGAACGAAAGACTCAGCGAACATTTTAAAGGTTAGAGGTTAGAGGATTTGAGATCTTGACTACTTGAATGGAATAATGAAGTTGTGGAAAAAAACAATTCAATTTTTTTGCGTCCACTCTTACATGAAAAAGAATCTTCTTTTTTCTTTTGTTTTTTTCTTTTGTTTTTTTTTCTTTTGTTTTTTAATCTTCTGCAGCAAGAATCTTCTTGACCCGCTCACTCATCTCCCCCTTCACGATCTTCTTGCCGTTCCACGTTCCCACCCACTTCATGTCGCCTTCAGAGCTAAAGAGCTCATTCTCATCTTCGTCCTTGAGATACTCAACGCCCTTGAAAGTGAACGCTGAGAACTTGGGATGCTCATAGGCCTCCTCCTCTTCCTCCTCTTGCTCCTCCTCTTCCTCCTCTTGCTCTGCCTTTGGCGTCACAACAGTAGGCTTTGGCTTATCATCCGTCTTCTTTGCCTTCGGGGGACGGCCACGAGGCTTCTTCTCGCTTACCGAGCCAGACTCTGAGCGGCTCTTCTGAGTATCGCTCTTGTAGTCAGGATTCGCCTCTAGATACTCAATGGCCTTCTTGACTTCGTCCAGAGCAGGTGCCGTGTTACCCTGCTTATGAAGATAGCCGGCCACCTTGAGGCCAAGACCAGTTGGCATCTTCTTACCATCGAGAGCCTCCTTGAGAAGAGGCATATAGACCTCCTTAAGCAGAGTCGCCCATGCGCTGAGAGGCTTCTTGGGGGCATCAGGATCCTTCTCCTTCTTAGAACGCTTAGTCTTGACCGGCTCTGAGGCTTGAGCAAGCTCAAGAGCCTTGATGCGGCTGCGGAGCTCTGCGATCTCATCCTTCATGGTGGAAATGACTGCTGCGGACATCTTGTGCGAGAGTGTTTAATGGCTTGTTACTGCTCTATAGACTCGTTTGGAATACTATCTTTCAGGGGGTTCTGCCGTTCAATTTTTTTTTTGAATTGAATACAAGAGCCTAAAATACCTCTTATAGGCTCTTATACATCTTTCAATTTTTTTTACAGATTGAAAAACAGAGCAAAAGATGATACAGAGGGTTAGTGCTATTTTTAGTTAGTTTTTCAATCTGTAAAAAAAATTGAATAAAGCATCCGCCACAAGCCTAGTATTCATTCTACACTATAGAGCAGTAGCACACAAGATGTCCGCAGCAGTCATTTCCAGCATGAAGGACGATATCGCAGAGCTGCGTGCTCGTATCATTGAGCTAGAGAAGAAGAACTCCGAACCTAAGGACGCAGAACCTAAGGAGGAAGCAGAAGCTATGGACGCAGAAGCTATGGACTCAGAACCTAAGAAGCCCATCATTCAAGTAGATACACACAATCCTAAGATTATAAGTGCACGTGTAGAAAAAGATCATGCTAAGTTTTATAGTTCAAATAAGGAGCAGACAGAATGGTTTGTAAGCCTTTCAAATACTGGTTGTCTTTACCTTTCTAGGGATAAAGGACGGACATACTATATGCTTGATCGTTGTAGTAAGTTGCCACCAGTTCGTTTTAACGATAAGGCATTGAAGATAACGATTAACTCAACAAATAAACTGGTCTTCTTTGAACAGTCTGATTATGATGAAACAAAGAAGATGTTCAAAGTCTATTATCCTTAAAAATAAAAAAAATTGAAGCCATAAACATACTTTTTAATTAGTATTTAGGATGGATAAGCAAGCCGCCGCACATGTCAAGGCTGCTCTTGAAGCACCAGTTCTTGCAAATGTACAAGCTCAGCTTCAGACACTAGAGTTAGGAATCCCGTATGATATTGAGATTTATTTGATGTTTTATAGAATAGAATTTACACGTATCTATAGGGAACTCTTTAAGAAGTATAGCGAATAATGAATAATGAATAATGAATAATGAATAATGAATAATGAATAATGAATAATGAAAAAAATTGATTTTTTCAATAACTTTTTTTTGTATTTTTATCCCTGTTTAAAAGAATAGCACGAAGAGTATCAAGGAAAATGTCTACTAATATTGGAGTTAAGGGTTCTGACATCTATACTCACGAGGAGGTAGATAACTCTCGTGTGGTGCTTTCTGCTCTGCTAGTCCGCGGAGCCGACAAGACAATGCTGGAAGAAAAGATGATCAAGATTCTAGATGAAGGTCATCTGGAAGATGCCTTTGTGCTTGCTTTCATGAATCGCAACATCCGTGGTGGAAAGGGTGAGCGTCAACTCTTCTACGCACTCTACTCTGTGCTACTGAAGAAGCATCGTGATCTCGCAATCCATCTGCTTGATCTGGTGCCTCACTTTGGCTACTGGGGAGATGTGTTCACTTTGGCTGAGCAGCACACGGATATTGAGGGCGATGTTCTAACGCTCACCACACAGAAGCTAGTGGAAGATGAGATCGCAATGGCACAAAAGAAGCCAGCATCTCTGCTAGCAAAGTGGATTCCGCGTGAAGGCAAGCCTCTAGCAAAGCAGCTTGCAAGCGTGTTGAGCAAGAAGCCAATGATCCAAGCACGTCTGGCAGACTATCGCAAGCGTGTCTCAGCACTCAACAAGTATATCCAAACGACAGAGATCGCTATGTGCGGAAACACGTGGGACAAGATTATTCCAGATAAGGTCGCTGCTCGGTGTATGAAACTTCATACTAAGGCCTTTCTCAATGAGTCACTAAAGGGTCATGAGCTCCGCAAGCCAGATGATATGGTGCGCAACACATGTCGTGAACACTTCCAGATCTATTTTGCTCAGACAGCAAAGGGTACTAAGATGGCAAAGGGAGCAGATACTCTCTATCCTCACGAGATTGTAAATCGGGTCAGTCTTAATAAATCTTCTGGTGATGAGCGTAATGCTCTCATTGGTGCGTGGAACGCCTTTGTGGTGAAGGCAAAGGAAGGATCTGAAGGTGGAAGAGGGTTGGGTCGCTCAATCCCTATGTGCGATTTCAGTGGTTCTATGGCTGGTCTGCCACTAGAAGTATCTCGTGCTCTCGGCCTTCTCATCAGTGAGGTCACCACAGATGCTTTCAAGGGAAAGATGATCACCTTTGATTCAACACCTCAGATGGTGGATCTGCCAAAGATGGGAGATATCTTCCACAAGGTTGAGTATCTCAATCGTCACAGCCAGTATGGTCAAGGTATTTCAACGGACTTCCAAAAAGCAATGGATCTGGTTCTTTCCAATCTTGTAAAGCATCGTGTACCTGTTGGCCAAGAGCCAGAAAATATTATTGTCCTCACAGATATGGCATGGGATCAAGCGTGCGGTTCTAGCGAGACCAACTACTACACGACGCCACGCAACTCTTATAGTCACAATGTCAAGACCACACCTTGGCAGACCCATCTCCAGATGATTCGTGCTGCGTTCAAGCAGACTGGTGAGACGATGTGGGGTGAAGGCAAGGGCTACACAGTTCCTCGCATTGTCATCTGGAACCTTTCTCCTATGTGCGAAGACATGCACGCAAAGGCAGACGAAGAGGGCGTGGTGATGCTTTCTGGTTGGTCTCCTAGCCTCTTCAAGGTGCTAATGACAGAGGGTGTAGATATGGAAACTGTCACACCATACAAGGCACTTCGCTACCAGATGGACGATACGATGTATGATGTGATCCGCCAGAGGATTGTTGAGTGGAAAGCAAAACATTAAAAAAAATTGATTCATGGCTAACATTTTTTTTAGTATTAAGCTAAAGAGGAAAATGACGTCTAAGTGGTTTCAATATATTCTGGATAATCCAGATAGGCCATGGAATTATGATCATTTATCAGAAAATCCAAACATAACATGGGAAATCGTACAAGCAAATCCAGATAAAGATTGGAATTGTAGTTGGTTATCTCTTAATCCAAATATATCATGGGATATAGTACAAGCAAATCCAACGAAACCTTCTACACCTTGGAATTATGCTTGTTTATCAGCAAATCCAAACATTACATGGGACATAGTACAAGCAAATCCAACTAAACCTTGGGAATATGATTGGGGTTTATCTTCTAATCCCAACATTACATGGGACATAGTACAGGCAAATCCAACTAAACCATGGAATTATAGTGTATTATCTATAAATCCAAACATCACATGGGATATTGTACAAGCAAATCCAACTAAACCATGGAATTATAGTTGTTTATCTATAAATCCAAATATCACATGGGATATTGTACAAGCAAATCCAAATAAACCATGGGATTATGCTTATTTATCTAATAATCCAAATATAACATGGGATATTGTACAAGAAAATCCAACTAAACCATGGGATTATTATTATTTATCTGTGAATCCAAATATCACATGGGACAATGTGGAAGCAAATCCAACTATACCATGGGATTATTATATGTTATCTATAAATCCCAACATTACATGGAGTATCGTAAAAGCAAATCCAACTAAGGATTGGAAGTATACTCGGTTATCTCGAAATCCAAATATATCATGGGAAATCGTACAAGCAAATCCAGATATACCATGGGATTATGAATGGTTATCTTTTAATCCAATGTCAAAATATGAATTCCCGCTTTGTGTGATGATGCGCAGAGCTAAGGAAAGAACCGCTGTTATTAAGGAAGAGTTGGTAATGAAAGTGTTTCATCCTTCTAGAGTTCAAAAATATATTGATTACTATGGAATTGACTGGGATGATTATATTTAATCTTCAAGAGTGTAAAGAACACCCCCTCTTATTAATAAAGTTACACACAAAAAAAATTGATTTGTTTTTTGCCATAAATACAGTATTCCTAGCAAGTATTCAAGTATTAAAGTATTAAAGTAAAATGGCAGCCGCTAAGATTACAGCTCTTGAGAAGAGGATGGAGGCTCTGAAGGACGAGAACGCAGAGATGCGCAATCGTATTGCTATTCTAGAGGCTTCTATTGAGAAGATCAAGATTAGTGATGTTGCTCCCCCCGCAAAGAAGGCAAAGAAGGAACACAAGCCTCGTGGCTCTTCAGCATGGAATCTCTTTGCCAAGAAGGTTCATGCTGACATGAAGGCAGCCAATCCAGATGCTAAGTTTAAGGCGCCAGAGATCGCACAAGAAGCAAAGCGTCGCAAGGATGCTGGCGAGTATGATGAGGCTCACTGGAAGACAGTCCTTGAGAAGACGAAGGCCTCTAGCAGTGCTTCAGAGGCAGAAGTGACCGCAGTTGAGTCAGAGGCTGAAGCAAAGTCTGAAGCTGAGGTAAAGTCTGAAGCTGAAGCAAAGCCTGTAAAGAAGCACAGCAAGAAGACTAACAAGAAGGATTAGATAAAATATTAAATATATAAGAAAAAACAAAAGAAAAGAGCATACTTTTTTTATGCGTTTGTATTAGAATGAATAATGCTATTGAAACGATAGCTAAACGAAAGAGCAATATACTAGCGGAAATGGATAAAGAGTCAACAAGTAATAACACCCGGTCAAAATTAGAAAAGGAATTAACGATGCTAGAAAAGAATGAAAAGAAGTTATTAGGATTATCAAACAATGAAAATATTGATGTACTTGCTTCTATGTTCGAAAAGATGCATATTGGATCTCCACGCAAATCTAAAACTCCACGCAAATCTAAAACTCCGCGTATTAAAAGAAAATCAGTCAAAAGCAAAAGTAAAAAAAATATAACAAATGCTGAACCATCTATATTAACACGGGCTCATACAAAATTTATTAAAGAAATGGAACATAAAGGTGCTATGGCAAATGTTGGTGAAAAATATACAAAAGAATATAGAGCAACACGAAATACGACTAAGAAAAAAAATAATAATACTAAGAAAAAAACGGCCAAATAATAATAGTAATGAATAGATGAATGATAAAACAGTTAAAAGTGTTATGAATTTATGGAAAAAACGCCTAGCCCAACACAAGTCTAATAAAAAGGATAAAGTTATTTTTTCAACAAAGATACCAAATAATACGACAAATAAAAAAGTGACATTTAAGATTGGTCCAAATGAAAATAAAGTAGAGAAAAAAGTGATATTTAGAATTGGTCCAAATGAAAACGTAGTAGAAAATACAGTAGAAAACGCAGTAGAAAATACAGTAGAAAACAAGGTAGAAAACAAGGTAGAAAACGCAGTAGAAAACGCAGTAGAAAGTAATATTAATTTAAAAGAATTATTAAATGCTATAAAAAATATAATATCAGAAAATACTAATAAAACAAAAAAAAAGCGCAAACTAATAAATAATTCTTCATTACAACCTAAATTAAAGAAGATACGATTAATGACAAGATATCAAAAAGCAAAAAATACAAGAGAGAAAAGGAAGAAAGAAGAAAAAGAAGCAGCTAAGAAATTATTAATTGTTGGTAAAACACGATCAGAAACAAAAAAAATGAAAAATAATAACATAAAAAAACACTAAACTCAATTATATAGTTCCTTCATATGTAAAGAAATCTTTACATATCTAAACAGATGAATAGTTATGTTAGACCCGGTGGAGATATAACTACATTACTTGATTTAACAGATAGAGATGAACAAGATAATGATTTTTTTCCATTAGAAACTAATGTTACATGGTTTACACGAAATTCTAATCGCAGAAATATTCCATTTGTTCCAGTAATTCAAGATTTTCCCTTTCGTGGTCCAGCCAACTATGGACAACGATTTACTTTTGATATCGGTTCTGTTCCATGTGGTGATATAATGCTTGGAACGGCTATACAGATTCAATTATCTCATTGGTTAGATATTACAACACAATTAAATATTTCTACTGGTGCCTATACATATGATAATCCTCAAAATGCTTTCTTTTTTGCTAATTCTATTGGTTCTGCTCTTATAGAAAAAGCTGAGCTAGAAATTGATGGTGTTACGATTGAATCACTTGATGGAGACTTTATTTATGTTTATAGTAGTCTTGCTACAGATTTAAATCAACAATTTGGTTTAGCAACTGATACATTAGGATTAGTATCAACATCGGACATATTAAACTGGAATCCGCAGAGAAATTTTCCAATAGAAGATGGTAATATTTTTTGTGTTATTCCATTTTTCTATATGAGAAATCGTTATCGTGAAAGTCTTCCTATGATTGCTGTAAAAGAAGGTTCTGCGCGTATTCATATAACATTTCGTCCATTTGATTATGTTGTAAGACAATTAAGAGGATTTAGAAATACTTGTACATCTACACCATTAGGACAAACATTAACATTTAATAATGGAACTATAACAAAAACAATTACACAAGTAATACCAGATTTTCAACAAGTAAAACTTATTACATATGGAGCATATCTAAGTGGTGAAGAACGTAATAAAATGTTACGAGATCCATTTGAACATTTAATACGAGAAATTCAAACATTTACATTTGATGAGCCATTAAAATATGTTGTCTCTAAACTAGCAAATGATAGTATGACAATTCAGCTACCTTTAGAGGCGAACCATCCGCTAGAAGAAATTATTTGGTTTATCCGTAGAAAAGCAACAAATATAAATAATGAACATACTAATTTCAGTAGTGTTATTGAACAAGAATATGATCCTATATTTAATCCAAAAATGCCATTATTACAATCCGCTAAACTACAAGCAAATGGAATTACTTTGTGTGATGCTCCAGAACAATATTACAGACAATTAATAGCAAATCATCATAAAGGTGGTATAGTATCATATAATAGATTTATTTATGGTTATCCATTTGCTCATCATCCATCTGAAGAACATCAACCATCTGGTTCTCTGAATGCTAGCCGTCTTCAGAGTCTAAAACTTACACTAGAAGTAAAACAGCCAGAATCAAATTTTGATACTTCTTGGGAAGTGAAAGTATTTTGTATTGGTTTAAATTGGTTACGATTTATGAATGGTATTACTAATAAATTATTCACAGACTAATTTTATTCTTACAAATTCATATTTAACAATAGGAAGACGTGTAAAAGGATCTCTTTTTTCTCCATTATTTTTTAAAATGATACATAATTCGTCAAGTGAATATATATAATTATAGTTATTATTAATTACATAATAATAATCATCTTCATTATAAGTATTAAATAATATAGGTGTGTTTTCTGATTTATTTAGATTAATAGTCTTAGCACTAAGTTTTTTATAACTTAATTTAAGAGATTTTAACCACATTATGTCTATTATCATTATATGATAATATGGTATCAATTTTTTCATATTATTTTACCAGATTCTGAAATACACAATTAATTTTTAATATCTGCCTTTTGTCGTCGCTCTTTCTTACTTACTACCGCATGATATCCATCTGTTATAGGTATAACAGATCTACAAGTAGAACAAGTCATAAATACTAGTCGTGATGCTGAATCACGAGCAAGTGTTGTATCAGTAGACTTACAATTTAAGCAAGTAACATAGGAATTAATATACTTAGAAATCAATGATTCAAAATATTTAGATTCATATCTACCTTGAACGACCATTTGATTATCCTTATTTATTGAAATCATTGTACCCAATTCATTTTTAAAGAAACTTAATAGATGATCAGAATCACGATTTAATAGCATATATACTTTATCATAGTTTCTCCAGAGTGTACGAGTGCTTCCTAGACGTCCAATATCTGGATGTGGAAGACGCAATCGTCTATATGGAGTTTTATCTTGTGGATTATCTGTTGTGATACATTTATAAATACGTTCTAATAGGATATCATAGGATATAGCCTCATCATCATCATCATTATGTATTGTCTTTGGCAAACACTTCTTCTTCTTTTTCATAGCAAACATATTTTCAATCCATAATACTATTCATTTTATAATACTATTTTATATGAAATAAACAATCAATTTTTTACATCTAAAAAAACCTTATTTCATTTATTAGATGGCAGCCTCTATATTGAGAATTCTTCATAGTGGAGTTCAAGATACAAGATTATTATGTCCGAAAGGACAGCCTAATATTGAATCATTCACAAAATTATTTATTCGTAGTGGAAGATTTACAACGCAATGGGCAAGATTAGATTTTGATACTATACCAAATTTAAATACAAGTTGCACTTTAACAATTCCAAGAAAAGGTCATTTAGTTACAAGATTATATTTGGTTACTACTATGCCAGATATAGCAACAATTCAATTACAAGCACAAAGTAATAGTAATTTTGTAGGACCATATTTTGGTTGGACAAATAGTCTTGGACATGCTTTAATTAATGAAACCACAATTAGTATTGGTGGAGCAAAAATAGAACGACTTGATGGAAGACTTATGGAAATTATGGATGAATTCTACAATCCTCTTGAAAAACAACAATCTATGAATAAATTAATTCATAGAAAAGATAATGGATTTAGTTATAAGAGTTTTGGAGTAACTGATGAAAATCCTTCTGTTGTTGTAACTCCTTTACCTTTCTGGTTTAGTTGTGGTGATAGCGGATTAGCATTACCTATTGATGCGATTCAAGCAGATTTAGTTCAACTTTCTGTAACATTTAATCCAATCAATAATTTATATGTAAGTTCCGCATACCAGCAACTACCATATGGCACTCCCGTTGCGGGTGATGCCTATTATCCTCTAAGTAATTCTCAATTTTACGTGAGTAATAATGCTGGTTCAAATGTATATGGATTACCTGGCTTAGTAAGTGCTATACCTGGAGTTCAAATGCCTAATACTTTTAATTTAGGTTCAACTTATGTTTTAGCAGAATATGTATATTTAGATAAACCTGAAGCAAATAGATTTCGTCTTTCTGATATAAAGATTCCTATAGTCCAACATTACAATTTTGATCCAGTAGATACTCAAAATATGAATAAACTAAATTATAAATTTAGTGTTCCGAACCCAACACGTAATCTCTTTTTTTATCTAAATCGTTATGAGGCTCTACGATATAATGCTACCTTTCTGGCAACTCGTGATTTAAATGGTGTTGGAACAAATGTTCCATGGTGGCCTGATGCTTCTGGTTTAGAAAATCCTCAATGGTTAGGATCTATACGTTCTGGATTTAGCACACGAGATTCTGAACCTCTTAATCGTATTGCTTTAGAATATGAAGGAAAATTAATAAGATTTTTAACAGATTGTCCTAGTTTATTTCGTAGCGTTTTACCAAGTCTTGAAATGAAAAAAAGTCCTTGGGTTAATCGTTACTATTATACTTTAATGTTTGGATTTCAACATGGATTACTACCTCCAAGTTTACCTTCTGGTGAAGCGAATTTAGATAAAATGTTAAATATTGAATTACAACTTGGATTACATCCAAATACTGGAAGTCTTAATGTAAATAATGTTCCACGATATTATATGAATCTGTATGCAGAAACATATAATGTATTAAGAATTTATGGTGGTCGTGCTGGATTATTATTTTCTTACTAAATCTATTTTTTCAAACACAGCCCAACCATTTCGCTGGTTTCGTTCCATATATTTCATTTTCCAAGAAGAATTATGTTCTAATGTTTCTACAATCTTCTTACACTTTTCTGTATTAATATCATCTAATATGAAAACCTTTGTTGTAGGTTCTAACTTTTTAAACTCATAATAAGTTAAATACTCAGAACCATCTAGAAGCACAACTTCTGGTTTACATTCTACAAAATCCATATATTTTGCTTTACTTAAACTTGATATATCATCTTTTAACCATTCATTATTAATATTTTCAAATAATTCTAATAAATTATTAATATCCTTTGAAACATCTTCCCATTTTAAAATGGACGCATTTTCAATATATATATATTTTACATTTTTATATTTTTCTTTTGCTATTGCATATAATTCTTTATTAATTTCTAACGATACAAAATAAAAAGATGATGGATCTCTATGTTCAAATCCCTTTGCAAAACAATAGGTTGATCCTCCTCCATTCCAAGTTCCAATCTCTAAATAGTTTTTAAATCTTGTATCCTTAGCATATTCCGCAATCACTTGTCCCATAGAATCATTATACTTTATTTGGCCATCATTTATCATTCTTCTTCTTAAATGTTCTTTTGGGCTTTATATTGTTTTCATAAATAGCTTTCGCTGCTTCTAAACTTAAAGTCTTTACATCAAGACCACTTGGCACCGATACAAATGTTGGTTTCTTATGTGCACTTGGTTTCTTATACATGTATTGACCATATTGTCCCTTCTTAAAGATAAAATCTCCCAATATATGTAAAGTATCACTGTTCTCTAACTTTTTTACAATACTTTCTACTGTATCACCAGCTTTTAATGAAATATTCTTTCCATCATATTCTATATATTCTCCAAACTTTCCTTTCTTTCTTAGCAATGGCTTTTCATCATAGTATCCAAAGATATCTACTTGTGTTTTTTCTTCTAAGAACTTTTTAACAATTTCATCAGTAATTTTTTTAAACTCAACACCTACAGGCCATCCAATAAACGTTCCCTCTTTTACTAGACATGGTCCGTTGCGTGTAATAACTGCTTCATATCCATCACATAATATAGTTTTCTTTGATCTAGAGATTTCTTTGGCTGGAACTTTCTTTAATGTTTCATATTTTTCTTTATAAGAGTTATATGTATCATTACAAACTTTTCTCCATTCTTCAGAACCTTTTTCTACTAAATCAAGTCTATCTTCCATTTGTTTTGTAAATCCAAAATCAAAGAGTTCTTTGAATTCTCGTATACAGAATTCATACACTTGAGTTCCTAAAATAGTTGGCATCATTTTTTGTTTTTCTCCAGATTTCATTTTAGAATCTATCTTTTTCTCACAAGGCCATGTATGTGGTTTAATACTATATGTTATTATTTTAGTTTCCAGTTTTGGTTCTTTATCAATCTTAACATATTCTTTATCAACAATGGCTGCTACTAATGAAGCAAAAGTAGATGGACGACCAATTCCTTTCTTTTCTAACTCTCGCACAAGAGTTGCTTCATTATATCTTGGAGCCGCATTTGTTATATTTTGTTTTGCTTCTAATGATAACCAATTAATCTGTGTTCCTACTGTTAGACTTGGCCAATTATCTTCTATTGTTTCTTCATCTTCATCATCTAATTTTGTTTCACTTTGACCTACAATCTTCCATCCTTGGAAATTAGTTTTCTTCCATACACCTTCATATGTAAATGTATCATCTTCTATTTGCCATTGAATCTTTCGTTCTTCACCTCTGGAAGCACTCATAATACTTTGTAAGGCACGTTTATAAATAAGATTGTAAATATGTTTTTCTTGTTGAGTAAAATCTGCTGATAATGTTTCCACATTAAAATGAGTTGGTCTGATACATTCGTGGGCATCTTGATTTTTTACTTCACCATGTTTTTGTTTTTGTTTTTCTACTCCCAAATATATTTTTCCATATTTTTCTTCCACTAATTGTTGGGCTTCTAAAATTGCTTCTTCAGATAATACAGCACTATCAGTTCTCATATATGTAATATGTCCTGCTTCATAGAGTTTCTGAGCAATTCTCATTGTATTTTTAGGATTAGAATTATATAACGCTGATGCTTCTTGTTGAAGTGAAGATGTAATTAGTGGAAGTGGAGGATTATGTATTGTTGGTTTTGTAGAAATATTTGTAATTGTGGCATTAGATGTTTTATGGATATTTTCAAGATAATTTAATGCGGATTCTTCATCTTCTAACATGTCAGTCATTGTTCCATTAAATCTATTATCTTTATAACTCCAATTACCACCAACTTTCCAGAAATATTGATATTTAAAATTTGTAATTTCATTTTCTCGTTCAACAATAAGTCTTAGTGCTGGAGTTTGACAACGCCCAGCAGATAATGATGGACCAACAAATCGCCATAAAAGAGGAGAAATAGTAAATCCAACCATTAAATCTAAGACTGCTCGTGCTTGTTGAGAATTTACACGATGTATATTAATTGTTCTAGGATTCTTTACAGCATTTAATATAGCATGTTTAGTAATCTCATGGAATACTATACGAGGATTTGTTGCTACATTAAGATTTAACGCAATAGCAACAGAATAAGAGATCGCTTCACCTTCTCTATCATCATCACTCGCTAAATATATTTTAGTAGCATTTTTAGCTGCTTCTCTTAGTTGAGTGATAGTTTTCATCTTTTCGCTCATAAACTCGTATTCTGGTTTAAACCCATCTTCAATATGAAGTGATTTTAAATCTTCTACCAAATGACGAATATGACCCATAGATGCTAAGACTTTCCATCCATTTCCAAGAAATCCTTCTATTTTTGAGCATTTAGCTGGAGATTCTACTATAACTAGATTCATTTTATAATAACTTTACTATATGGAAATATGGTTTAATTTTATGGATTTTTTACTTAATTATGAAACTATCTCTTAATTTTGGAGTTCCTCTAAAATTATTTTGTGTAAAATAACCAATGATATATTTTTTTAACATTTCTACATCATCTATTTCATGCCAATGATTTACATCATCATTCCAATAAAATTTATTAAATATTTCACTATTTTCTAAGTAACCAAGTCTATATATTGTGTTTATATCTATATTTGGAACTTCAAAATAGTCTGTATGTAAACATATTATATTATTACCTTCAATTAATGAAACAATTTTATATCCATATGATTCTAATACTTCTTTTCCAGCTTGAATAGAAAATCCAAAAAAATGAGAACTGTCATATTCATAAGATTCAGCATATTTAACTTCAAAATATACCGGTGGAGGAATCTTTTCATTAATTTCAGCAATAATAATTTTTGGCTTATATTTATCTAAAATATTTCGTAATATTTCTAAATCATAACTATCAATATCTATTTTAAGAATATCTGGTTCTTTAGGAACATTGTATTTTTTAAATATATCATTAATTGTATGGGGATATATAAATCCTATATGAATATCAACATTTGAATTATTAATATTATTTTTTAAACTATCATATAAATAGGGTCTCCCTTCAATACATAATCCAGAATTAGATATATCTGTTAAATAAGAAAATATAGGACCTGGTCCATCAGATGCTCCAATATCAACAAAATAATTATTAGTTTTTTCCAATCTTGAATATAACTGTTCAATAGAAAAATTATTAAATTTTTTTTCTAAATCCATATATTAATAAATTATAAAAAAATCTTTATACCTAAACACAAAAAATACTACATGATTAGGAATGAATACAGAGTGTAAAATAAAAGATGATGATGAAATTTTAGAAGAAGAGAAGAATCATTTTAATTTCCGAAGATTTACACCAGAAGAAATTTTAAAGAAAAATAATCCATTTGAACGCAATAAAAAAAGAGAACTTTCATTTCCTTTTTTATTCCAAAAGAAAAAAGTAGAACATAAATCTATTACAGTAAGTTTAGAAGATATTATAAATAAAGTGAAAGATTTATCATTTAACAGTCCTTTAGTAAATTCTCCAAAAACACCTCCTTATTCTCCATATGATATATCTGAAAATAAAATACCATGTTTAGATTTAAATAAATCTGGTTCTATGAATATAGATGGATCATAATAGAACGGCATATTTAATTAATTCAACTCCAAAGTATTATTATATTTTGGAATTACATTTAGTATTGTTAAGAAGATATGCTCCAAATCTAAAATGGCAAGTCTATTTGGCTACTGAAGTTCCAGAACACCCAGTATGTCAACTTTTAGTAGAGAAATATAATGTAAATTTGTTAGTGTTAGAAAAAGAAAATACATCTTTTCTTACTTCAAGAAAAAGAGCATTGGAACTTTTACCAGAAAATATTACAATGGTTTTACCAATGCAAGAAGATTTTCTTTTGGAAAGATTTATTGATGAAGATGCTATAAAGAATTCTATAGATTATTTGGAGGGAGATCCAAGATTATTTTCTGTTCGTTATATGCCTTGCCCTGGACCTCAAGGTTCTGAAAAGTATAGTGAATGGTTAAGAATCACACAAATGTATGATACATATGGATTTACATTTCAAGCAACTTTATGGAAACGTACTTATTGCCAACACTGGTATGATGCTATAACAAATAGAGTAAAATCTTATAATAATAGTATTGATTCTAAAAAGTTAGAAGTAGATATGAATATTGCAGAAAATTCTGAAGGACAAGAATTATATTATTCTTTATGGAAAAAAGGATATAATAAACAAATAGGATGGCCGAGAGCACATAAGTATCCTAATGCTGTATATTTAAGCCCGTGGCCATACCGTCCTACTGCTATTGTAAAAGGAATTCTCCAACCATTTGCAAAAGAGTTAGCAATCCGAGAAGGTGTTAATATTGATTACCAGAATTTGTAATATGAATAAATACAGAATTTTTATCACCTATATTATTGTTGATAAAAGTGGTAGCACGTTCAAATCCGCTTCTAAATACATCATTACCATTAGTTGATTTTAATAAGGCATTACCATCAGAAACATAATGTAGCAAGCTAAAATTTAAATTAGATCGTGTTGCCATTGAATCCAATTCAAATTGCATTGGTTGAATAAAACTATTTGATAATGGTCTATTAGTAAAAGATGAGAATCCATAAGGATATGATGAATTAATATTAATATATTGTTGAACACCAGATTGAATAACTGGTATATTTATATTTGTAATTGGATTATAATACATTAGATGACTAGATAAAGAAATTACATTTTTAATACTAGAATTTCCTTCTGGATATAATGTTAAACTAGAAATACTTGATGGAGTAATTACTGGAGAAAATGTAAAATTTGGATAGAATTCTAAAAATACACGTGATGATCCATTGGGATTTAAATATTTTGAAAATCCATTTGAAAAATTATATTGAAAACTACTAAAAACTGTAACATTCGCTCCAAATGATGCGGTTGACATTAATAGATTACCTTTAGTACCCGTATATCCAATAGTTGAATTAATATTTGGATATGTTAATAAATTATATAGAGAACTTGGCATAATAGGAAAAAGTTTATTCAATGTGCTTGGCAGAGCATAACCTATTGTGCTAGCAATTGTACTTGTTAAAGATGGAATACCAATATTAAGAGCAGAACCATCAGAATTTGTTGATAAATATAGTTCTGATGACATAGATGAAAGATTTAAAGTACCATTTGTAGTAGTAGCAGTTAATACTGTTTGACCGGGTATACTAATATTTGTATATGTAAAAGAACTAATTGAAATAAATGATGTTGTTCCATCACCATTTGCTGATAAAACAAGCGTTGATGGGATTGAAGTATTACTAAGAGTTAAGAAACGTAATGAATTTAATTGTAACATATCCAATTGCATAGTTTTACGTGATGTTGCTGCCATAATATCTTTCTTTTTTATGGTGCTATATTTTGAATAGAGAGATAATACGAAGAAGTAGAATCCATAAAGATTTGAGCATTATTACTTGTAAATCCAACATTTACACCAGAAGCATATACATTTATGAATCTATGATTTAGTAAGTAAGGATATACATAATTATTATTAATTACAGAACCTGATAAATTAATTCTTAAAGGCTGTTGAAATATATTAGAAGAAGAATTATTCATTGCTAAAAATTTTGTTTGTTGTTGAATACCGATATTTGAACCATTGTATTGAATAAAAGAAGATACATGATATATTTGAGGATTTGAATTAGTATTTATTTGAGAAAATATAATATTTGGATAAACTTCTAAACTTAAATTTGTTTTATTTGTTATATAAGATGAAAATTTATCTAATTGAGTATCAAGAGTTGATACATAAAAATCAAGACCATTTACATATGGAGTAATATTACTATTATTTCCTTTATATGTAATTGATGAATTATAAAAACTATTATAGAAATAAAAACTACTAATTGTACTGATTGTTACATTAATATTAGAACCGGCTAACACAAGTGCTCCAGCATTGTTTAAATAAATATTTTGTTTTTTATTGTATAAATCAGTAGAACTGCTTACTAAATTATTATTTACTGTTATTATTGATGAGAATAATGAAGCCGAACTTACATATCCTAGAGTACCTAATCCATATACAGTACTTTGTAATACGGTGGAACTAATATAACCAGTTGTTCCTAAATTATTTATAGTATTTGATAAATATGACGTACTTACATAACCAAATGTACCTAATCCAATTAATGAACTTCTAAGACTTAATGTGCTTAGATAATTAAATGTACCTAATCCAATTAATGAACTTGTTAATGATAATGAACTTACATAACCTAGACTACCTAAACCAATTAAAGAACTTGTAAGTGTAGAACTACTTACATATCCATATGATCCCAAATTAGTAATAGTGCTTGTAAAAGCGAATGAACTAATATATCCCGCTGAACCAAGCCCATTTACAGTGCTTACAAGATTTGATGTATTTAATGATCCCGACAGAAATCCAGATTCTAAATTATAAATATGTGTAGAGAGGGTATTAATTGTAGAAGGTAAATATCCAACATTATTATCTATAGAACTTATATTATTAATAACATTTTGCCAAGAAATATCTCCAACACCATCGGTTGATAATATATAATTTGTTGATACTGGAAAATTTGTATTAGGATCTATTGCTAATAAACTTCTAAAAAGTGTTGGATCCATAATCGTTCTATCTTAGAAAAAGAATCAATACTCCTAATAAGTAGCGAATATGACAGGAAATGGCGGTCTGTTACAACTTGTAGCAACAGGAAAACAAGACATATTTCTTACCGGAAATCCACAAATAACTTGGTTTAAGATGGTATATCGTCGTTATACTAATTTTGCTGTAGAATCACAAGCAATGTTTTTTGATGGAGATCCAGATTTTGGAAAACGATTATCTTGTTTAGTTCCACGAAGAGGTGACTTACTTGGTCCTATAGTATTAGAAGTTACATTACCAGCTTTAACACTTACTGATGGAACTCCCGTATCCTATGTAAATTCTATTGGCCATGCCTTGATTGATACAATTACACTAGAAATTGGAGAACAAGAAATTGATACACAAACGGGCGAATGGATGGAACTTTGGTCTAATATGACAACGACAACAATGCAACGACAAGGATTTAATGATATGATTGGAAAAGTAGATGATTATATTGAACCACAAAATTTTGGTCCTTTAAAACTATATATTCCTTTACGATTTTGGTTTTGTAAAAACCCTGGCCAGTATTTACCTCTTCTTGCTTTACAATATCATCCTATACGTATTAATATTAAATTAAATCCTTTACAAAGTCTCTTTTTTACAAATGGTATAACAACAAATTGTAATACTCTTTCTGTAAATCCTGTTAAAATTACTGATATGAGATTATTTGGTGATTATGTATATTTAGATGTTGAAGAGCGAAGACGTTTTGTGAGTAATACACATGAATATTTAATTGAACAAATTCAATATACCCCCCAAATATCTATTCCAACAGGGGCAACATCTTCGGCGGTTCGTCTTGAATTTAATCACCCTATTCGTGAACTTTTATGGTTTATTCAACGTAATCAAATGATAACAAATCATGAATATTTTAATTATAGTTCTACTAGCATATTTGAATCTGGTGTTCGTAAAGATCTTTTACAAGATGCTATTGTTCAACTTGACGGATATGATAGGTTTGATAGACGTGATGCTGGTTATTTTAGATTAGTCCAACCATTTTATCACCATACATGTGTTCCCAATAATTTATTTATCTATAATTATTGTTTTGCTTTAAGACCAGAGGAACTTCAACCTTCTGGTAGTGTAAATGCCAGTCGCATTGATAGTTTTGTATTACAATTAAATATTGTTCCCGATGCTACAAATGGTTCCACTCCTCCTAGAGGAAACGCATATGCCCGAGTATACGCAACAAATCATAATGTTCTACGAGTAGTTAATGGATTTGGTGGAATATTATTTACTATATAAACTAGCATTCAATTAGGGTATGGCAACATTAAATCCAATAAATTTTATATCAAAACCAATTTCATATCTTAGAACTGGAGTTAATACATTTATACCACCATTTCCTTTATGGTTATATAAATATCTTGCTCTTTTTCCAGTAACTGGATTCTTAGGATTAGATCATTGGGCTATTGGTTCTCAATTTACTGGTTTAGCAAAATTATTTATTAATGTTTTAACTCTTGGTTCGTGGTATGCTTATGATATTGTTCAAATTTATAATAAACAAGATATAAGACATAATGGTTTAGATTATCCTTTTTTTGATTTAGGTAAAATTGCTGTTGGTAAAATTGATGATGAACCTATGGAAAATATGAGTAAAAATACAAAAACTTGGTTATTTATTTTAGCTACTTGTGCGTTTGGTGGATTATATTATATATCAACATTCTTTTTAACACAATCAACAGACCCAATATCTAGTGCTATAAATATTATCAGCAAAGGTTCATTTTATATTACTCTAGCATTAGCATTATTTACACTATTTTTCTTTATTACAACAAAAACAACAAATATAATGTCAACAATTACAGCAACAAATCCAGTAACATCATTATTACAATCTACTGGTTTATCTACTACTGCTTTGCCAAAATCTAGTGTTCAATCAGCATTAGGTTTACTAAGTGGAGGAGGATATGATGAATTAAAAGCCACTGCTAAAAATGTTCTCAATGGTGGTAAAAGTGATAATTTAGATCATTATTACTTTTTTTCTTTATTACTTTTATTACCATTAAGTGGATTTATCGCTTACAATATAAAGACAAATAAATAATAAAATCTATAGATGAAATATTTAGAAAATCAAGAACAATTTGAACAACTTATTGGACGCACACCTTGCGATTTTGAACTTCCTGACTTAGTTGTTGTCTGGTTTAGTGCTCAATGGTGTGGTCCTTGTCGCAAAATTAATCATGAACTATTAATATCACGTTTTCCAGCAACATGGTTAAAGTGTGATATTGATAAAAATACATATACGGCTGGATATTGTGGTATTCGTTCTGTTCCTACTTTTCTTGTAATATATAAAACGAAAATTCTTGGAATAAAATCTAGTTCAGATAATCAAGAAATTCTTTCGTGGTTAGAAAGTCTTTTAATACAATAGATGTATGATTATTTAATAATTGGTGGAGGAATATCTGGATTTTATTGTGCTTTAGAATTAATAAAACACAATAAAAATATTTGTCTATGTGAAAAATACTCTGATTTAGGTGGTAGAACTTTAACATACAATAAAGATGGTTATAATTGGGAAATGGGTGCTGGAAGAATTTCTGAAAAACACACATTACTTATTAATCTTATGAAAAAATATAATCAACCACTTGTATCTATTAGTAGTGATTTATTATATAAAAATGGATGCCAAATTGAACCAAACATTTTTGAAAGTTCTATACATGCTATGTTTGGACCATTAAAAACTCTTAGTAATGAAACATTAGCAAATAGCACTATTAAAGATTTATGCTATAAAATTCATGGAAAAGAAAAAACTGATACATATTTATCTAGATTTCCTTATAAAGCAGAAGTTGAAATTCTACGAGCAGATTTAGGTTTAAAAAGTTTTTATAATGAAATGGGATCACATGAAGGGTATTATGCTGCGAAAAATGGATTCTCAAGTTTAATAAATGCCATGAAAGAAGATTTTATTTCTAAAGGAGGAATAATATTTACAAATTATAAATTTATTAATGTTAATGTTAAAGATACTATTATTTGTGATTTTTTAATTAGAAAATCTAAACGATCTGTGACTCTAGAAACAAATAAACTTATTTGTGCTATTGAATCTGAGAATTTGAAAAAAATCTCTTATTTTAAAAATCTTGAAGTATTAAAATTTATAAAAATGGAACCTCTTCTACGAACATATGGTGTTTTTACATCTGGATGGTTTTCTCAACTTCCAAGAATTGTTACATCAAATCCTATTCGTTATTTTTTACCAATTAATTATGAAAAAAATATTGCTATGGTAAGTTATACCGATTCATCTGATACAAAAATATTTCATAAAGTATTAACAAAATATGGTGAAAAATCTCTTGGAAAATGTATTTATAATAATCTTACACAATTATTTGGATCTTTACCAAAAATGGTATATTTTAAAGCACATTATTGGAAATATGGCGCTTCTTATTGGTTGCCTGGCAAATATGATCCTATGATAGAATCAAAAAAATCATTAAAACCATTTGATTGTGAAATATATTTAATTGGAGAATCATATAGTTTGAGACAAGCATGGATAGAAGGTGCTTTAGAACAAGTAGAAAAATTATTTACTACTTATAGATTATGATAGATATTCATTTTGCGTTATCAATCTTCCATTTATTATTTGTTGTTCCATTTTTTCTATATATCTTTATTCAACGGGCAGCAACACCCGATTTTATCTATAATATATTATTTGTTGTTGGATTATTTGTATTAGTATATCAAACCTATAAAGCATTGCTACGATACAGCACAAATTCAAGTTCTTTATGGATTAATCTAATCCATATATTTCTTATTGCTCCATTAATTATATATATTGGATTTAACGCAAAAAAAACACCAAGAGCAGCATATGAACTACTCGGATTAACTACATTTGCTGCTGCTGGTTATCATTTATTTAACTTAATAAAACTCACACAAGTTATTGATGAAAATGATAGCTAAGCAATCATCTTTATAATTTTTTGTTTGTGTATATCATCTGTCTTAATACAACTTAACGCATGGTAATAGAATGCTGTTGTTGATTGAAAGTGATTCTTACAACTCGCACATGAATTATTATCATCAATAATATCATCAATTTCATTTTTAAAATGCTTACGAATTACATGAATTCTGCGATTTGCTTTAGTAACTGCTTCAAAACTACAATTATCAAAACAACATTTATACATATTTTCTTTCTTTGTTTGATCTTTGTGCTTTGAGATTTTATGAACTTCTAATGAAGTTTTTTGAAGAAATTCTTTCTTACAAATATCACATTCATATGGAAGTTTTCCTTCATGTTTTAACATATGATAATACATTGTATTTTGTTTCTCTTTCACGATGTTACAATTAGGACATACAAAATATCCTTGTTCATTCTTAATATATTTAGATAAAGATGACATTACTATAAATTTTTCCATCAAAATTTTGTTTCAATTTTTTGGGAAACAAAAAATAGGAAGCAATTTTTTGGGAAACAAAAAATAGGAAGCAATTTTTTGGGAAACAAAAAATAGGAAGCAATTTTTTGGGAAACAAAAAATAGGAAGCAAT